TGATCAGCTTGCCGATGAACAGCAGCTGCACCGCGTTCCAGATGAACTCGAGCGCGCCGCCGAGGATCTGCATGATGGAGTTCCAGATGTCCGCGAACATCTGCCCCAGCGCGCCGAGCGCACCGCCGATATCGCCCTGGAACAGCTTGGTGAAGAACGCGCCGAAGCCGGTGATCAGCGCGGTGATGACCCCGACGACGCCCATGAACACGTTGGAGAAGCCGTTGATCGCGCCCACCACCGCGTCGATGGTGGAAATGATCAGCACGCCCAGGACCGGGACGAGGATCGACATGATCACCCCGACCACCTGGCCGATCACGGTGATGACCGGGGTCAGCGCGGCCGAGATTTTGTCGATGGCCGGGATCAGCACCGGGGCGATGATGTCCACCAGCTGCTGGATGCCCTGCACAATCGGCATGATCGCGCCCATCAGCACCGTGAACAGCGGCGCGACGGCGGTGATGGCACCACCGAGCAGGGTGCCGATGGTGGTGGCGAGGTCGAAGATGATCGGCACCAGCGGCATGAGCGACTCCAGCACCGGCCCCAGCGCCGCGACCATCTGCACCGCGACCGGGGACAGGGCGGTGACCATGGAGTTGAAGCCGGGCAGGATCTGGTCCCGGATCCCGGCGACGATCGGTCCGACGAGGTTGTCGTTGATGGCCTGCGCGACCGGGGTCAGGGCCGTGATGAGGTTGATCACCGCGTCCCCGAGCGGGGTGACGAGGGTCTGGAACTGCGCCGAGGTCTGGTCAAGGATCGGGCCGAGCTGGACGGTGAAGGCGGTGGCGATCTTGGCGACGTTCTGCAGGATCGCGCCGAACAGGGTCATCACGTTGCCGAGCGAGTTGGCGAACGGGGTGATGGCGGGGGCGAGCAGCGCGACGGCGGTGGCGATCCCGGTGGTGAAGTCGATGATGCCCTTCTGTACCAGCGGGTTCTGCATCACCTGTCCGATGTAGCCGATCACGGTCCCGACGGCGGTGCCGATGGCCGAGAGCGCGGCCTGCACCACGGGCATGACGGACTGCAGCGGCCCGCCCAGGTTCCCGAGCGCCTCCCCGACGCGCTGGGTCAGGGTCAGCATCCCGGAGAGCAGCTGGGTGATCGCGGTCTGCGCGCCCGCGGACTGCATCGCCTTCGCCATCCCCTGCATGTTGTCGGCGAATGTCTTGAGCCCGCCGAATCCGGCGGCGGTCGCGGCGGAATCGAGGGCGTTGAAGATCCCGAACAGCCCGTCGATGGCCCGGCCGATGTTCTTGAAGCCCTCGATCATCCCGTCGATCCAGCCGATGAGCCGGCCGTCGGCGGACGCGGCCTTGATGAAGTTGTCGAAGTCGGTGGAGAGCTTCACGATCCACGCCCCGAACCGCTCGAAGTACTGGGACGCGGCGAGGCCGAGGATGGTGAACGCGCTGATCAGCGGCTTCATCGCACCCTTGGCGACCTCGATCCCGGCGTTCATCCGGTCGAACATCGTCGTGATGTTCTGTGGGTGGATGTTCTTGACCGCGGTGGCGAGGGACGCGAACAGCCCGCCGAGGGCGGTCGCGGTGTGGTTCAGGTTGGTGGTCAGCGTCGGCAGCAGGGTCTTGACCATGGACCGGATCGGGTCCGCGGCCTGCTTCCAGAACTTCGCGGAGATCGAGTCCTGCAGTTTGTGGAATGCCGGGGCGAGGTCCTTGAGCACCACGTCCATGTCCTGGAACGCGGACTTGAGCACGAGGGCCTGGATGATGCCGCCGACGAGGAAGCCGGGGGCGACGGCGGCGAGCCCGCCGATGACGGTGCCGAGGTCAGCGGCGATGGTGACCAGGGAGGCCAGCGCGGACCCGCCGANGGAGGCCATGGTGGCGAGTTTGGTGGTGGTCAGCGCGGANCGCAGCGCGATCCGGTCGAGGTTGTGGATGAAGTCGAGGCCTTCGCGGATCATGTCGCCGAAAACGTTGATGCCGGCGAAGCCGCCGAGGTGTTCGCGGAAGCCCTTGGTGGCCTTGAACAGTCCGGCCAGCACGGTGCGGAACCGGCCGCCGTGGAAGTTGAGCTTGCGGAAGGCCCGCTCCCCGACGACCCCGGCTTCCTCCACCGCGGCGGTGGTGTCCACCACGGATCGGTGGCGTTCTTCCTCCCCGGCGATCCAGGCCGCGACGTCGTCGCGCATCCGGTCCGCGTTGTCCTTGGAGATCCGGCCCAGCCGGAACATCTCGGCGTTGACGTGCGCGACCCGGTCCCGCATCCCGTCGAGGTCATCGAAGCTCTGGGAGAACTTGGTCCAGTCCATGTCATTCACGGCCCGGACCATCCGGGAGAAGTCGTTGTTCAGGTCATCCATCTGGTTGGCCCGGAACATCGCCTCGAAGCTCCTGTTGTACCGGTCCTGCCGCCTCCTGCATCCGGGCCATGTCGAACAGCAGCTGCTCGTTCTGGTGGCGCTGGGCGTCGGCGGCGGCGGCGCGCTCGTTCGCGGCGTCCCGCTCGGCGAAGAACATCTGGTGCTGGGCCTTGACCGCGTCCCCGATCTGCTTCGTGACGGCCTGGTACTGGTGCTCGGTGGCCTTGCCGGCGGCCAGCGCATCGTTCATCAGGTCGAGGATCTTCTCGTGCGCGGAGTCCAGGTCGGTGGAGTCGAACTTCCCGAACGCCTTCTCCCAGTCGAAGGGGTTGCCGGTGTAGATCGCGTCGAGGGTGGAGCCCCACTGGTCCTGCATGTCCTTGAAGCCGCGCTTGGTGAAGCCCTCGCTGATCGAGTCGGCCAGCTCCATGCCGAAGGCCTTGCCCGCGTCGTCGGCCTTGCCGAGGTCCTTGCGGAAATCGGAAAGGTCACCGTGGACCGAGATGTATGCGTCGGCTACTTCGCGTCCAAGACCCACGGTGACCTGTTCCTTTTCATTGTGTTGCTAGAGGTGTTTCAGCTGGTCGATTTCGTTGGCGTCCGGCTCGGTGTTGCGCGCCTGCTGGCCGGGGAGCGGTGAATCGAGCTTCTCCAGCCATTTGCGGGCCTCCTCCTCGGACTGGTGTTCCAGCGCCCAGACGTAGATGACGTTTAGGAAGCTCGGCCACGGGAGGCTGAGGAGGTCGACGCCCTTGCCCGCGTACTCGCCGTCGATGCGCGCCCAGTTTTGCGCCGCGGTGACTGAAAGTCGGACGGCTGCTTCGAAGCTTTTCCCGACCACTCCTCGGTGATGTACTCCCAGAGGTCGAACAGGCCACCCTCCTCCTTGAGGTCGAAGCCCGAGTCGGAGTCGAGCATCTGGTCCTGGAAGTAGCGCTGGGTGTCGTCGTCGCCGAGTTCGATGAACAGGTGGATGAAGGTGCCTGCCGCTTTGAGCGACATCGACCGTCCACCCATGGCGAGCATCATGGCCTGCTGTGCATCGTTGGGCTTGTAGAACTTGACCTTGGTCCCGTTGTGCAGGAACTCGATCGCGTCGTCCTCGTTGCGTGCGCCCGTGCCGGGCTTCGCCGCTGTTACAAATTCTTTCATGGGTAATCTCCTATGTTTCCGTCTCCGGAGTGGCGGATAGTTTCGCCTGGATTCAGCGTACCGGCACTACAAGCGCTGGGCGGCCATTGATGCAGCCAAGCCTTCCTTGAGGAATGGCTTGGATCTCTGGCCCCTAACAAGGTCAGCGCGGAACACTCCCTTGCCTTGGGCCTGCTGTTTCGTACTGCGGCTGCCCCACTCTGCTAGCTTTTGCGCACCGGCGCCGGAGAAAGCGATGTTGGTATGCGCCGCTTTCCTGCTCTTGGGGACCACCATGTGCGGGTGCCCGGCGATATACCCGGCCCCGCCCCCGGCAGTGCCCTCGTGGAACCAGATCGCGTGCTTCGCGGACGCACCGGCGCGCGCCACACCCTGCAGCGGGCCCTCCAGCTTCGACCGGTTCCACCACAGCGAGCGCAGCAGCCGGCCGGACCGGACGTGCCCGGCGGAAATGTACGCGACCGAGTAGACCTTCACCCCGCGGGAGACGTCGTTGAGCAGGTTGGCGACCTCACCGCCCTCACGGATGTAGGACTGCACCGCCTCCTCGTGGATGTCGGTGTGGGAGAACGCGATGAAGTGCGCCATCAGTCGTCGTCGTCCCCGCCGATGGTCATGGTCCACAGCCCGCCCAGGACCCCGCCCTCGGGCCCCTGCGGCGCCCAGTCGCCGAGGATCAGCTGGTCGATCCCGGCGCCCTTGATCGCGGCGTGCATCATCTCCAGCTCCGCGTAGATCCGCATCGACGCCTCGAAGTTCTCGATGTCATCCGGGACCACGAACTTCCCCAGCCGGTCCTCCAGCACCGGGCCGGGCCCGACCATGCCCATCTCCACCGTGTACGCCAGGGAGTAGGCGCAGTTGTTCACCGTGATGTCGGCGGCCGGGAACGCCAGCGTCGGGTTCACCGACACCAGCCGGACCCACGCGGTGCCCCGGCAGTCGGACTCCGGGCCGAAGTCCACCGGCACCGCAGTGCCCGGGTAGACACTGATCGCGCAATAGTCCTCCTCCTTGCCCGCCTTCCGGATCTCCCGGGTCAGGGACTCGAGCAGCGCCGCCATCATCTCCGGCAGCGCCCGCACCTAGAACACCCCCCAGGTCACTTCGCGCTGGACCGGGGCGTCGATGGAGTACACCTTCGGGGCGTGCTTGATCCCGGCCGGGTTCCACAGCCGCAGGTACACGTCGACTTCCTCGAGCCCGGTGGTGCCGTCCGGGAACATCCCCGGCGTCAGCTCCATGTTGATCCCCTGCCGGGACACCGCCGTCGCACGCGCCGAGAGGCGGCAGTTCTTGGCGCTGGTGATCGACTTGAGGAACTCCCACGCCAGCACCCCGCCGGCGTAGGCGCCCATCGAGTCCACCGGGTAGGCGTTGAGGTAGGTGACGGTGAAGTCCTTCCCGCCGCACGCGGGCCAGGTCGCGCCGATCCCGTGCCGGATCAGCCGGTTGCCGTCCTCGACATGGTAGGAGTCCGCATCCAGCACCACCCCGTCGACCTTGACCTCGAGGATCTCCCCGACCGGGGCCTCCAGCCACACCCCGTTGACCCCGGCGCAGCCGCAGTACAGCGCGCAGTTGCACGCCTTGAGCGCCGCGGAGGACGGGAAGTACGGCGCCGGGTAGAACATGTCCCGCTTCATCACGGGGGAGGTGCAGGTCCGGCCCGCGGGCATCACCGTGCGCGGCAGCCCGCCGACCCGGTTCAGGGTCAGCGACCGCAGCGAGGCCGCGGCGAGGTTCTCGGCCCGCGACACCTGGTCGGCGGTCGCGGCGTCCCGGGCGGCGAGGGATTCCTCGGGCCAGTCGATGGTCCACTGCATGGTGGGGGTGTCCTTTCTGGAAGGGGGGTCGGCACACCGACCCCCCTCGGGGTTGCTAGGAGGTGAGGTTGCGGTAGGTCACGCCGGTGGAGGTGAGCGTGCCGTTGGAGTTGAACAGCGAGGAGAACCACATCTGCTCGTCCGCGTTGTCCCGGGTTTTCCACGCGAACCGCTCCAGCCACGGCCGCTTCTGCACCTCGGCCCAGAGGTCCTCCATGTACTGGTTGACCTCGTCCCGGGAGTAGCGGGACGACTTGACCCCGGAGCCGTCGACGGCCGTGAAGTCGGCGACGGCCGTCTCGGTCACCCAGACCGGCTTGCCCCACCGGTCATGCAGCGCATCGACCTTGTTCAGGAACGTCGACACGGACGGGTTCTGGTAGATGTGGGCGCAGACGAAGTCGATCTTGAGGTCCGGGGACTCCAGCTCGGTGCTGTCGATCATGAACCGGTTCATCCACCAGGCGTCCGGGGACACGGTGACCGGGGAGCCGATCTTGAGGCCCTCCACCGCCGCGGCCTTCTCCAGCGCCCGCCATGCCGCGCGCGCCTCGCCGGTGCTCATGTTGGCCTGCGAGTCGTGGTCGGGCTCGTTGAAGCCCAGGATGCGGGTGGGCATGTTCAGCGCGGCCAAGTCAGTGTTCAGCGTCTCCAGCCGGGCGGCGGAGTCCGAGTACAGCATCGGCACAAACGGGGCGGTGACCTTCCCGGCGCCGTAGAGCCGGGTCTGGTTCCAGTTGTACCACCAGTCCAGATCGAGGGAGTTGAGCTTGGCGACGTCGGCGTCGGTCCGGGAGGCGTAGCCGAGGCCCTTGAGTGTGCCCATTACTTGGTCACCAGCGCGGCGGAGCGCTTGGCGATGGACTCGGCCTGCACGGCGCTGATCTCCAGCTTGTCCTGGTCCTTGCCGAGCACGGCCAGCGGCACGTCCTGGGTTTCGCCGTTCTTGAAGATGTCGTAGACGCCCCAGCCGGCGAGCTTGCGGTAGTCCTCCAGCGTTTTNACNTCCGGGATCCGGTGGTACCAGANCCCGTCGCCGATGTAGACGTTCTTGTCACCCTTGGGCTGGGTGATGATGAGCTTTCCCATGAAGTCCTCCTTGGACACTGGTGCGGGGGTGGTGGCTTCGCCCATCGCGGCGATGCCATTTGATTCGAGGAAGTACTCATCGAAATTCAGGGGCGAGCGTCCGTAGACGTCGTTGTGCAGGTCGAAGTTCGGGTTGAGCCGTTCGACGTGGCAGTGCGCGCCGGTCGTCGCGGTNCCGGAGTTGCCGGACAGGCCGATGATCTGGCCCTTCTTCACCCGGGCCCCGACCGGCGCGGTCGAATCCGAGAGNTGCGCGTAAACGAACGTCGGCATCGTCTCGGTCCGGCCGAAGGCGTCGGTGCAGTCGAGCACGAGGGTGTCCCCGCCGTACCGGGTCAGCCACCACGGGTTCGCCGCGTAGTTGTCCGAGAGCCAGGACG